TGACAATGCCGAAAAAACTAGAGAACATGACACAGGATGAACGCATTGAGTATTGGGCAGCACAGCGTGAGAAGGAACGTATCCAACGCCGTAACCGTATAGCCAAGCTGTCTCTTGACCAGCGGGTTGCTGTCATCAAGGTGTACCAGTTGCTAGATGAGATACTAGACACTGCCATGTATCCAGACTTAGGCGGCATCAAGGCTGTTACTGCCTATGACCTGCAGGAATTGGCAGATGCAAAGGACAGGCTGCGTCACGAATTTAACTTTGATGTGCGTGAACACGGTTGACATTTGCTAGAATATAATATATAACACAGTATCACTTAACGATAGGAGATTAGATATGCTAGAATATATTCCAGAACACCTCGACTTTAATGTTGAGTTTGAGCCGACTAAAGTTGACGATAAAAAGTATGTCATCAACGGTGACACTGGTGACTACATTGGTATCGTAGGTAATGGGTTTACCTGTGCATCACATGGTGACTTCTTCCGCAATGTCATGGACACTACGACTGAAACACTGTCTGACTATGACATGGAAGGCGCACAGATTAACTGGCGCAGCGCACATAAAGATGGCTGGGCTATGATGGACATGACCCTGCCCAACGTGACTGCCAAGATTGCTACTGACAAGCACGAGACTACCCTGATGAAGCGTATCATTGCGCTGCATGGTGTCAACGGCACTTGTTCTAACACCACTATCTTTGGTGCTATCGACTTCTTCTGTCTCAATGGGCAGATCACAGGCGATCACAACAAAGTTATGCGTAAGAACACCAGCAACTTTAGCCTCGACAGGTTCATCACTGAACTGCACAAGTCACAACAGGACTTCACTGCACAGGCAGAACAGATGCAACGCTGGGCTAACACAAGCCTGATGCACGTTGATGTCAAGGCTATGCTTGAAGGCATTATGAAGTCTGACCGTAAGTCAGAGAAAATGTATGGTTTATACAATCAAGAGGTAGCGACAAGAGGACGCAATCTGTGGGCATTGTACTCTGCCTTCACTAACTATGCTACTTATGCAGACGAGCGTAATGGCTTTGCCCTGCGTAACACTGGCAGCGACACACAGTCCAAGTCTCTGTTTATGCGTGAGATTGAGGTAGCTAATTGGGTAAATACGCCACAGTTTCAGGCTGTTGCAGCTTAACTATAACGAAAGGGGTGTGCTATGCAAGGTACAGTAGACAATGCAATGGGTATGTTAGTCGGACTTGCTGTGGGTGATGCGCTTGGCGCACCCCTAGAGTTTCAAGACGCGAGAGAACCTGATGATTATATAACTAAATACCACACAGGCGGTATATGGAACGTAAAGAAAGGCGAGTGGACAGACGATACGGCTATGGCTTTTGCTATGGGTAGTGCCATTCGCGCAGAAGGTGCATTTGATGCAGACGTAATCATGCAGAACTTTTGTAAGTGGTATTCATCTGGTGCGTTTATCCCTCGTGGTGTTTGTTTTGACATAGGCACTACCACTGTAAATGCCTTGCGTAAATATGCAGATGACCCATCAAGACCCTACGCTGGCTCAACTGACCCTAAAAACTCTGGCAATGGTGCGCTGATGCGTATTGCACCTATTGTTCTATGTGCTAAGTCCAGAGAACATTTGGTTCAGCTTGCCACGCAGCAGACGCTGCTTACACACGGCACTGAAATGTGTGTGTTGTATAGCAGAATGTTTGCAGAGGAATTGTATGCGGGTAGCCCACTACAAAACTACACGTCATTTAGACATCCTATTGATATAGATAGGAAAAAGGTTATGTCTGGCGGCTATGTAAAAGAAACATATGAGGCAGCTATGTGGGCATTTCAGACAACAAACAATTTTGAGGATTGCGTAATCGCTGCAGTCAACCGTGGTCACGATAGTGACACGACAGGCGCGGTAGCTGGCATGATAGCTGGCGCACATTATGGTATATATAATATACCTAAAAAATTTACACAAGAACTAATGTGGCACGATAAACTACAACAGTTGGCAATAGACTTATATTATATGGGAAACAAGTAACATGACAACAGTAAACGTATTATCTCAGAATTACTATTCTTCCATTGATTACAAGAACTTACGTGACGACACTAAATTACAATATCAATACTTTTTAGGTGTTATGATGGACACAAATATAGATGATAAAGTATTGGGTAACATAGAGTATCGTCAGGTGTCAAGTAAACGTGCTAAGATTGCGTATGATATTTGGTGTGAAAGAGGAATACCTTTTGCCAATCACATCATGGCTGTTGCTCGTATACTTTTCAATTACGCTGTGCGGATGGAACATATACATATCAATCCCTTTTCTACGGTGCGTAGGAGAGCCGCTGAGAGGCGCAAGACAGTATGGGCTAGGGAACATATACAGTTATTCTTAGACACGGCATACGGCGATTTTAAGACGAGGAACATAGGTTTGATTGCGCACATGGCATATGCTTGGTGTCAGAGGATTGGTGACATGCGACTACTATCATGGGATGCCATCGACTTTGACAACGCTCGTGTATTTATTGAGCAATCCAAACGTAAAGCAGAGGTTCATCTGCCTATTGAAGAGGATTTATTAGATATGCTAGTACAACAAGAGCAGGACTTTGGCTTTCAGCAGTATGTCGTGCCTCGCCCTAATCCTATTGCGGGTGAATACAGACCCTATACGCTGCATAAGCTGCCTAAATACGCACGTGAGATTATGGATGCAGCAGGTTTACCCAAAGAACTACGCTTATCTGACTTACGAAGGACAGGCACAACAGAAATGGTAGAGGCTGGTGTCGGTATGGCACAAATTATGTCGGTTACAGGACATGCTAACCCGCAGTCAGTGAAACCATACATGAAAAATACGTATGCTAGTGCAAATAATGCATTGACAGCTAGAAAAATACATGGTAAAAGCATCTAACTGCCGCAAAGGAAAGTGATATTACATGAATAATATATATAACATAGTAAGTGATTTAGGTCTTAGTAATGGTGAGACTAAAAGAATGAACTGTCCTAACTGTAAGGGATACAAAACATTTACAGCTACCAATAACATGGGCAGTCTCGTGTGGAATTGCTATAAGGTATCTTGTAGGGTATCAGGCGGCACACGTGTTCATCTATCTGTAGAGGATATAAAGGCTGGCTTTGCTGGTGCAGAAGAATTTGCTATGGGTACATTTGAGTTACCTACGTACATCATACCACATCGTGACAATGTGTACATGAACAGGTGGTGTGATAGGTGGGGATTGGATATAGATGCATTAGGCTTGTTATATGACGTAAAGGAGAGCCGTGTGGTGTTCCCTGTCATGCATGAAGGTAAGATGGTAGATGCAACAGGTAGGTCACTATCTGGTTATCGTTTACCTAAATGGAAAAGATACGGAAAAAGTGGCTTGCCATACACACACGGTTGTGGTAAAGTCGCAGTTGTTGTTGAGGACTGTGTAAGTGCAGCCGTTGTTGGTTACGGTAACTTTGTCGGGGTTGCGCTTCTTGGCACATCATTGCAGGAATCGCATAAAAGGTATCTTGCACAGTTCTCGACAGCCGTAGTAGCGTTAGACCCCGATGCATTACCTAAGACGCTGGCTATGGCAAAAGAATTACGTGGACACGTGAACGATGTTCGTGTACTACGTTTGAAAGATGATATCAAATATCGTGACCCGACAGATATGGAGAATTTAAATGGAATTATCACTGATTAGAAGTTTAATGGATAGGGAGTTTTATGAGGATCATCGCGGTTCTCGCTGCCCTGACAGATTGTTTAGTTCAGATGTACGCAAGATCAAGCAATCAATTGACGCAGCTATGGATAGATACGAGCGTACTGTAACACCAGACGAGATTGAGGCATTGTTCATGGCTAACAATCCTACACTGACTACCGCACAGAAATCATCGTACAGTAGTTTGTTTGGGCAGATTAAACGTGAACAGCCAATGGGCAGTGACGTAGCACAAGAAGTATTATCTAAGCTATTTCAACAGGTTATCGGTGAAGACATTGCTAACTTGGGTTTTGATTACGTGAATGGTGACAAGTCTAGTCTTGAGCCATTGCGTCAGATGCTTGAGCAATACGGTGATGACTTCACACCTAACTTGAGTATTGAGTGGGATGACATTGACATCGAAACGCTGCTTGCGCGTAATGACCTTGAGGCACGATGGACATTCAATATACCTACGTTGGTTCGTAAGGTTGAGGGTGTAAACGCGGGTCACTTGATTGAGATTGGTGCGCGGCCTAACACTGGCAAGACATCCTTTCACGCCAGCTTGATTGCCTCACCGGGTGGGTTTGCACATCAGGGTGCTAACTGTATTATCTTATGTAACGAGGAAGGTTATCACCGTGTAGGTGCAAGATACCTGACTGCTGCCACAGGCATGACTATGCAAGAGGTAAAGGCTAACCCTAGCAAGGCACGTGACTTGTATGCGCCTGTGAAGGAACGTATCAAGATCAAGGATGCTACAGGACGTGACATGAATTGGGTTGAGAGCGTGTGCAAGGCATACAAGCCTGACATAGTTCTCTTGGATATGGGAGATAAGTTTGCCAAGACAGGTGGGTTTGCTCGTGCAGATGAAGCCCTCAAAGCTAATGCAGTTCATGCACGTATGATTGCCAAGCAGCATGAGTGTGCAGTATTCTATATGTCGCAGCTATCCGCAGAGGCAGAAGGCAAGGTTATCCTTAACCAGTCTATGATGGAAGGCTCACGTACAGGTAAGGCTGCTGAAGCTGACTTGATGATATTGATTGCGAAGAACCCGCCAGTACAAGGACAGGATGAAGAAGATATTGAACGCCATCTTAACGTGGTAAAAAATAAGTTGACAGGATGGCATGGTACTGTACACTGTGAATTAGAATATCAGACAGCGAGGTATACAGCATGAAGCTAACATTGGACGTAGAGAATACAGTGACGCATCGTGACGGTAAGATGCACCTAGACCCATTTGAGCCTACTAACTCATTGACTATGGTGGGTGTACTGACTGACCAAGGTGTTGAGCAGCACTTCCCTTTTGACCATGCTGATGTACCTAGTCAAGCTGACTACCATGAGCGTGTGCAGTGGTATCTTGACCAAGCTACTGTACTGATCTGTCACAACGTGGCATATGATTTGCTATGGCTATGGGAGTCAGGCTTTAAGTATGATGGTGCAGTTTTTGATACTATGCTTGCTGAGTATGTATTGCAGCGCGGTGTTAAAGAACCACTATCTCTACAGGCTTGTGCAGAACGCTACGAGTGTGACACAAAGAAACAGGATACCTTGAAGGAGTATTTCAAGAAGGGCTACAGTACACGAGACATACCATACAACGAGTTGTGTGAGTATCTATCTGCTGACCTTCATGCTACGCAGCAGCTTGCTGACAAGTTGTGGTATCGTCTTAATACAGAGAAAGATGCAGGTTTACTATCTACTGTCCGATTGACCAATCGTGTAGCTAAATGCCTGACTAAGATATATCAGCGTGGCTTTGCAGTTGATCTGTCTAAGCTAGAGGAAGTGCGCGAAGAGTTTGAACAAGAGAAACAAAAACTTACTGCTGACTTGCAGCTTCATGTGCGTAAGGTGATGGGTGATACACCTATAAATCTTAACAGCCCAGAGCAATTGTCATGGGTTATTTATGGTCGCAAGGTTCTTGATAAGAGCGATTGGTCATCTATGGTTGATCCTTATATGCCTGACGATGAGTTCAGACAGATGGTTGCTACACGCACACAACGGCTGTACAGGACTAATGCAGTACAGTGTTCCACGTGCAACGGTAGTGGTTACATACGCAAGACCAAGAAGAATGGTGATCCATTTGCAAAGCCTAGCAAGTGTCCCACTTGTGATACCGCTGGCTTCTTGTTTAATCCTACTGATGTTCAGGCTGGCTTTAAGTTCAAGCCACCTACAGCTAAGTGGGCTAGTGCTAATGGCTTTACCACAAGCAAGGGCAACCTTGAGTTGCTTGAGGCAGGTGCTAAGTCTAAAGGTATGGACGATGCAGTAGACTTCTTGTATAAGGTACGAAGACTGTCTGCCATTGATACCTACCTGTCATCGTTTGTTGATGGCATCAAGACGTACACCAAACAAGATGGTATGCTACACGTTAGCTTACTGCAGCATCGTACAGCTACAGGTAGACTGTCAGGTGCTAATCCTAATATGCAGAACATGCCACGTGGCGGTACGTTCCCTGTTAAGAAAGTATTTGTGTCACGATTTGATGGTGGTAAGATACTTGAGGCTGACTTTGCGCAGCTAGAGTTTCGTGCTGCCGCTTACTTATCACAAGACGAGGTTGCAATTGAAGAAGTATCTACTGGATTTGATGTACACGCATACACCGCTAAAGTTATTAGTGATGCTGGTCAGCCTACGAGTAGACAGGATGCAAAGGCGCATACGTTTGCTCCACTCTACGGCGCAACGGGATACGGCAGAACAAAAGCAGAAGCAGCATACTACGAACACTTCACAGAAAAGTACAAGGGTGTCGCAGCTTGGCATTCCAGACTGGCTAAAGAGGCTTTAACTACCTCTAAAATAGTCGCGCCATCAGGACGCGAGTATGCCTTTCCTGATGTTGAAAGACGTGCTAGTGGTAGAGTGTCACACTTTACTCAGATAAAGAATTATCCTGTGCAGGGATTTGCTACAGGTGATATAGTACCGCTGTGTTTATTGCACATAGACTATCTTTTGCAGGGTAAAAATTCTTGCATAGTGAATACGGTACACGACAGTATTGTTATTGATGTTCATCCTGATGAAGAAGATCAGGTAATCAATATCATAAACAGCACTAATGAGGAATTACCTCAACTGATAACGACACGATGGGGAATAAATTTTAATGTTCCTCTACTTTTAGAGTCAAAAATCGGCCCGAATTGGCTTGACACTAAAGACGTGGCGTGATATAACTATGGCTCATTCGCAGAAAACAAAGGAGAAATGTATGACACAATTAATGACAATCGACACTAACAATTACGCAGCTATGGCAAAGGCTATGGGTACGTCAAATGAGACTACAGGCTCTTCTAAGTCTAGTCAGTTGGCTAGGCTACGCATTCACCACTCACCTATTATGGGTACTGCAGAAGTTAACGGCAAAAATGTTAACGTAGAAGTAATTGAGGGTGGAGCATACAAGCTAGAGATTCCAGATGGCCCGACTTACTATGCATCTAGTATTAAGATGCGTCCATTCCTACAACGCTTCATGTATAAGCGTTATGTTATGGGTGATGCTAAGACACCTAATCGTTTCATCAAGAGTTTGATGACGGATGACAGCAAGATGGAATCTGATCTGAAAGATAATGATGGCGGCTTTAACTGCGGTAAACCTGCTGGTTACATCAAAGACTTTAAAGCATTGCCTGAGAAGATGCAGGACTTGATTAAGCAGATCAAACGTGTACGTGTTGTACAGGGGATTGTCGAGTTGGTTAATCCTACAGATGATAAAGGAGAGAAAGTAGATGTGGAGCCTACCCCATTTATTTGGGAGATTGATAACCGTGATGCTTTCAAGGAGATTGGAAACAGCTTTGCTTCATTGGCTAAGATGCAGCGGTTGCCACCTCAACACATCATCTCTGCTAATACAGCAGAACGTAAGATACCAACTGGCGCATCTTACTACGTGCCTGTGGCATCCCTTGATGTATCCAATACTATTGACTTGACTGAAGAAGATCAGGTTTTGTTTGGTGACTTCATGGCTTGGATTGATAACTACAACAGTTACATTATCAACCAGTGGGCAGAGAAAGCTAACTCACGTATGGAAGACGATGACATTGACGTAGTTGATGGCCTTGTGGACATTGAGTTAGACGATGAGGATGCAGCATAATGAATCATCCTGCTGAACTAGCATTGCATCAGTATATGGAGAATGCTGTCAAAGGTGACAGCACTATCTCTGAGGACACCATTCAGCAAGTAGCTAATGATGTTGCTGATGCAATGCGCAGACAGTTTGGCGGTGGTAAAGGTCGGGGCGATTTCAAGATGAGAATGTCTAACGTGGGTCGCCCCACCTGCCAACTCTGGTATCAAAAAAATAAACCAGAGGTTGCATTACCATTCCCAAATACATTCATAATGAACATGATGCTTGGAGACATCGTTGAAGCTGTCTTCAAGGGAGTTCTGAAAGAAGCGGGGATTAAGTATGAAGATAGTGAAAAGGTTAGCCTTGACTGCGGGGGTACTGTTGTTAATGGGTCATATGATATTGTCATTAACGATGCTGTCGATGATATTAAATCAGCTTCCGACTGGTCATATAGAAACAAATTTGAATCCTACGATACCCTTGCCAGTGGTGATGGTTTCGGATACATAGGACAGTTAGCTGGCTATGCAAAAGCTTCCGGCAAGAAAGTCGGTGGCTGGTGGGTAGTGAACAAAGCTAACGGTGCTTTCAAATATGTGCCAGCTACAGGTCTTGACCTTGAAGCAGAGGTTCAGAAGATTAAAGATACAGTACAAACAGTAGAGGAGAATAAATTTGAAAAGTGTTTTCAACCAGTACCAGAGAAGTTTAGAGGTAAGGAGACAGGCAATGAGATACTTAATGATGGGTGTAAGTTTTGTAGCTATCGTTTTGATTGTTGGCCTACTCTAACTGAAAGACCTGCCGTTATGTCACAAGCTAAAAATCCACCAACTACATCATACATTGGAGATGTAATTGCTGCATAAAGCAAGGCGAATGGCAATCAAACATGGGTATCGTAGTGGGCTAGAGCATAACATTTCGATTTATCTTGACACGCATAAAATTAAATACGATTATGAGTGTATTAAGATTGAATGGGAAGACCTAGCCTACCGTACCTATACACCTGACTTTGTTTTAGATAACGGTATTATAATTGAAACAAAGGGCAGGTTCATGGCAGCAGATAGACGTAAGCATATAGCCATAAAGAAACAACATCCCAAACTGGATATTCGGTTTGTGTTCACTAATAGTAAAGCTAAACTAAGTAAAGGGGCTAAGTCATCGTATGCAGATTGGTGCATCAAGCATGGGTTTAGATATTATGATCGCATCATTCCAGAAGATTGGCTGAAAGAAAAGGGTAAAAATAAACACCCAAAGTTTATAAAGTTTAGTGGCACTAAAGTAAAAAGGAGATAGCACATGGATATGGAACAGCTAAAGAAGCAGATAGAAGATGAAGACTTTGTTATACGCCTACGTCCTTACGCTGATGATGACGGTAAGTGGAGTGGCGAGATTGATATATCCATCATGGCCTTTCCTGAGAACCGAATGGATGACGATGACTACGGACAGGTAATGCACTTCTGTAAGATGATGTGTGCTACAGTGCCTATCATGGAAGAATCAAAAGAAATACGAGATATTGTTCACGATTATGTGATGGAAGTTATTGACAACGAGATGGATATTGAGGTACAACTAGAGGATGAAAGGGAAGCGGGTGTAGAAAAAACCTATGATGGTAATGTAGTACATCTTAACTTTAACACAAAGACAGGGGGTTCAGCATGAGGCATGATACATACATGAAAAAGATG